ATTCCAGATGGAGTAGAAAAAGTTTATAACGTACAAAATGGTTGTGACCACGCAGGAAATACTTTAACTTTTAAAACATCTTCAGGTACAGGTGTCCTTTTATGTGAAGGAAATAATTATGTATTATATTCTGATGGAACTAATGTAGTAAAATTATCTGAGCAAAGAAACTGGAGAGTAGTTTCTGCAGCTGAAACAGTTCAAGCTGGCGCTCAACTTTTAGTAAACACAAATGGTGGAGCAGTGACAATCACACTACCTGCGTCTCCTGCCACAGGCGATGAGGTTTCATTTGTAGATCAAGGATACGATTTTGATAGTAACGCATTGACTGTTGGTAGAAACAGTTCTAATATAGCTAATGCAGCAGCAGATTTAGTTGTAAATACTCAAGGTGCTGGTTTCTGTTTAGTGTTCTCAGGAGATGCTACAACAGGTTGGACATACAAGGAGAAATAGAATATGGCAAATTACGAAGCAACAAAATACAATTTTTCTGGAGCGGATCTTACAGGTATCGAAGGAATTCCTACAGCCACTATTGTGCCATGGTCTGCATCTTCAGTGCCAACAGGTTTCTTAGAGTGTAACGGAGCAGCCGTATCAAGATCAACTTACTCTGCTTTATTTGCAATCGTAGGTACAACTTATGGAGCAGGTGATGGTTCATCTACTTTTCTTCTTCCAGACCTTCAAGATAATATTGCAATGGGTAAATCTGGAACTAAAGCTTTAGCTTCAACTGGTGGAGCAAATACTGTAGCTTCAACTGGAAATGTTGGAGGTTCTACAGCGAACGCAACTTTATCAACTGCTCAACTTTCAAGTCACAATCACTTGATTGTAGGTCAACCTTACGGAAATGCTGGAAATGCATATAATAATGGTGCGATGGGTGGTGGACAATATACAGGAAACAGAGGAGATGGCGGAGCGCACTCACACAATATGAGTGCTACATTTAGTGGTGATGCAACTTCTGTTTTACAACCTTATTTAACAATAATATACGTAATAAAAACTTAGGAGAAAAAATGGCGAGTAAAGGAAATTGGGCAGTAGTAATGGATGATAAAAAAATTACTAAGAATTATGCAGAAGGTGCTTCTGAAGGTATTGCTTTTATAATTAATGACGATGCTTTTTGGAACGATGCTAAGTTTTCTAATATTTGGGCTATCCAATATGGAACATCCGTTTCTTCTGATGAGGTAGAGTATAGAGATACTACACCTCATACATCTTATGCTGATGCTAATCTTGGAGATATTAGCCAGTTTTCTAGTAGATGGGATACAATGTATTTAGCAAAAATTCAGTCAGATTGGGATAACAATATTTTATATGATAGTGAAAATAATGTTGTATCTGAAACTGAAGCTGAGAAAATCGCTAGATTAGGTGCTAGACCTACATCTTATTCTTCATAATCTTCTATAAATAAAGTAGCACTATATCTTCTTAAGTTAGGAATATTACTTGCATGTGGAGAGTGATAATGATTTGAGGGAAACATAACAGCCCTATTTTCTCTAAATCCTATATGTGTATCTAATTCAAGATTTTCTCCTTCTTTGTGATAAAAAACAGTTCCATTCGTTACTGATGTAGGTCCTTTTAACATAACAAGTATATTTGCTATTCCTGCCCCATCATCTTTGTGTGGTTGAAAATGATCTAGATTTCTAATATCTAAACCAGACCCTATTTGAATTTTTTTAATTTTAATTTTAAATTTTTTCTCTGCTTGTTTAACAAATGTTTCTGATAATTTAGGATCGTCTTCAAAATAAAATCTACTACCATAATAGTTTTCTCTGATTTTTTCAGTAGTATGATCAAAGAAAGTAGGAGTAAATTTTAAATTAGTTAACATGTGATGTTGTATTTGTTTTAAAGTTTTATCTTCAAAAAAGTTATCTATAATTTTAATCATTGATTTAAAAAACAATTAATTGAGTATCTTGTACCTTTTGTAATAGGTTCGGTTCCATGAATCCAAATAGGCTCAGCTGGAAACAACATAGCCTCTCCTGTTTTTAAGGAATCTTTTATATTACCATTAAAAAATCTAAATTCCCCTCCTTCATAATCTTCATTTAAATTTAATGTACAAGACGCCCTGGTATAACTACCTACGTCTGTATGGTCTTTTATAAATTGTCCTTCTTTATATTTAATTATTCTTATATTAGATGATTTACCTATTAAATAACTGTTAAAAGTAGAACATATATTTTGTTGAATGTGTAATACATAGTTAGTTATCATAATACTTATATATCTTTTTGATAATTCTAAAGGTTCTTGAAATTTTTTATCTGTTAAACTAGCTTCAGAAAGATTAATACATTTATAGTTATCTTGTTCATTTGTATTTGTTTTATATTTATAACTACTTTCTGAAAAAGCAGAATCGTTATTGCTTTCATAAAAATCTATAAAGTATTTACACACGTCTTTAGGGACTAAATTTTTTATATGAAATTTAAGATCTGTTATTTTATAATCAAAAGACATTATCTAAGTAATAACCAAGAAGTTAAAATGTATTTTTTTCCGGACAAAGGTGGATTACCTCTATGAACATATGGAAATCCAGCTGGCCAAATTACTATTCTACCTGTTTTAGGTTTTACTCTTTTAGAAAAGTGTAAGAATTCTGTTTCTCCACCTTCTTCTACATCATTTAAATACACAGAAAAAACAAAAGCTCTAGGTTCATTATTAAATCCTCTACTATGTTCTAAATGCCAAACATGATAACCCTCCGTTGGTAAAGTTTTTTGTATCTTCATAGTGGTATAAAAAAATTCATCTATGTCATAAGCAGCTTTACATCCTGAATGTGTTTCGTAATGGTTCCAAGCTATATCTAAATTAGCCATTAAACCTTTTAGCTCTGTCCACCAGGCGTCTATATTAGTGCCATTCATAAAAAATTGCTGATCTTGTTTTTGTAATATAGATGCTTGTTCAAAACCTATTCTATTAACTGTTTGATTAAACTTGTCTTTATCTTCAAATAATTTTATGGCGTTATCACATAATTCTTTGGGAATATAATTATCAAAAACACCAATGAAATTGTCTATATTCATTTTTTTATCTTCCATTTTTCTGCATCCTTTCTATTTTTTTGTTAAGTGAAAAATGTTTTTCGGAATCAAAATTACAAACTAAAGAATATCTATTTGCTTCTCCTGTATGTTCATCACAACCATGTGATACTAAAGGTGGGAATATATAATAGTCTCCAGCTTTTGGAGTTATAGTTATATTTAATTCTGGTAAAATTAAATCACAACCATCTGTTAAATATAAAATAACATGAAAAGTTTTATGAATATGAACATTTATACTATCTCCCTTTTTAATTTCATTACCCCAAGCGTCCATAATTAAAGATTTTTCTAAAAAATATGCAAAGATTTCGGGATGAGTAGTTTGATGTTTATTAATTAAATATGTAAAATAGTCTTCAAATAATTTATTACCAATGAAATATTTCCAATTAGTCATTCCGCCTTTTACTGCTGTATAATTATCCATCTCAGGGTCTAGATTGTTTTTAATTTCTAAGATCATATTATGAACTTTATCAGGAAAAGGGTAATGACCAAATATAATATTAACAGTTCTAGGATATGTAATATTTAAACTGTTTGCGGTCTGATTTAACTTATCATTTTTATTTATTAATTTAATCATTTAAAATATTTTTCCATTTTGCCATGTCCATAAATAATTAGAATTTAATATTCTATTGTAAATATAATAATCTAATTCTAAATGTTTTATTATTTCTTCTTTATCTAAATTTAATTCTATATCGTTGCTTGCCTTATTACAATGTTCAGATTTATTAAAATGCATCTTCATAAAGACATTTAAATCTTTTAGCTGAATATACCAATTTATGTGAGTATTTATTAAATATGATATTTGAGAAGATGAATGATTTAAATTACCGTTTTGTCCTTCTTGATTATGTACAAGGCTATTAAATGTAGATTTATAATCTATGTTTTTAATATCTAAATTTTGTCTGTTTAAATCATATTTTAAACCTGAAACAAATCTTTCATAAGGTTCTCTTATTACTGTCCATCTAACTTTATTTAAATTTACTCTGTTTGTTACTATTGGATTGAGATTATTGATACAATCTATAATACTGTGTGTGCCATTTTTATGGATTAACAGGTACTGAAACTTGTCTGTTTCATACATTTCTATGTTTTGAAATAACATTTTCTAACTTTCATTCTCTAAAAAACTAATATATAAGCTACTATATGCTACAAAAATTAAATTTCAAGCCCGGTTTTAATAAGCAAGACACAGAATCAGGGGCCGAAGGCCAATGGACAGATGGTGATTTTGTTAGATTTAGATACGGTCTGCCTGAGAAAATAGGTGGCTGGTTACAATTAACAGCTGGTGGTAAGAGTTTACCTGGTGCTGGTAGAGCACAAGTTGCATTCTCTAGTTTTGCAGGTGAAAAATATGCAGCCATTGGAACATCCCAAGGTTTATTTTTATATTATGGTAATGACTTTTACGACATTACCCCTTTAGACACTGCAATCACAGGCGGAACTTTAACAACTGTTAATGGTTCTAGCACTATAACTGTCAATAAAGGATCGCATGGATTATTAGTTGGAAGATACGTAACCCTATCTGGCGTAACGGTAACAGGAGCTAGTGGTTATACGGCTTCCGATTTACAAAAAGTATATGAAATTTTAACCGTTCCTGACATAGATAAATTTACTGTTCAAGCAGCAACAGTTGAAACAGGATCAGGTATGAGTGCTGCAGGTGCAGTAACTGTTAATCCTTATGTAATAGTTGGACCAACTAATCAAACAACAGGTTATGGATGGGGTACATCTACTTGGAACGTTGAAACTTGGGGCACGGAACGATCTACAAGTTCTGTGGTACTGGATCCAGGAAACTGGAGTCTAGATAATTTTGGTCAAGTATTAGTTGCAACTATATTTAATGGTGAAACCTTTACATGGAACGCAGGTGCATCAAATGCTAGAACTATTAGAGCTTCAAAATCAACCTCTGGTTTTTCTACTTCAGCTAATCCTACAGCCTCTAGATTTACCTTGGTATCAGATAGAGACAGACATTTATTTCACTTTGGAACAGAGACAACTATAAGTGATCCTACTACACAAGATCCAATGTTTGTAAGATTTTCTAATCAAGAAGATTTAAATACTTATACACCAACAGCAACCAATACTGCTGGTACATTTAGATTAGATACGGGAAACGAGATAAGAGCTGCACTTCAAGGTAAAGACTATGTCTTTGTCCTAACAGATAATGCAGCTTATGTTATTCAATTTGTTGGTCCACCTTTTACATTTAGTGTCAGACAGGTGGGTACTAACTGTGGATGTATTGGTCAACACGCAGCTACTTATGTTAACGGTATTGTATTTTGGATGGGTTCTCAAGGTGGATTTTTTGCATTTGATGGTACAGTAAAATCATTACCTTGTCTTGTAGAAGATTTTGTATTCTCAACAGATGGAAATAATTTAGGATTAAACTTTAATGCAAGTGATGTTGTTTTTTCTGGCGCTAATAATTTATATACTGAAGTAAATTGGTTTTATCCTAAAGCAGGATCGGATCAAATTGATAGATGTGTAACCTATAATTATGCTGAAAACTGTTGGACAACGTCGTCGTTAGATAGAACAACGTATGCAGATCAAGGAGTATTTGATCATCCTTATGCAACCGATTATGATGGCAGCCTAACACCTGTATTTCCTGATATATTAGGAATTACAAATAAATATGGAGCAAGTATTTATTATGAACATGAGCAAGGCACAGATCAAGTTAATAGTGTTGCAACTACAGCTATCCCTGCGTTTATAAGATCTGGAGATTATGATATTACATCGAGACGTAGTGCTCTTGGTCAACAAACAGGAGTCGCAGATTACAGAGGAGATGGAGAATTTTTTATGGCTGTTAGACGATTTATACCTGATTTTAAATATCAAACAGGAGATGCGCAGATTACTTTATTTGTAAGTTCTTATCCAGATGATGTAGCTGTTAGTTCTCCATTAGGACCCTTTACAGTCACATCAACAACTGATAAGATAGATACCCGAGCTCGAGGAAGATTACTGTCTGTCAAGATAGAAAACGACGGTACAGGTGAAACCTGGAGATATGGAACATTAAGATTAGACGCACAACCAGACGGTAGAAGATAATGGCTGAATTAACTGCACAAAATTTATATGAACAATTAAGTCCCTTAGAAAAACAGCAATACGATGGTGTAATGGGTATGGGTGGATTTAAAGATAGATACGCAAAAAATCCAGACTCACAACTTGTCACTGGAGATATTAATTATGAAAAATTTAAAGCTATTGCTGATGCAGAAGCAGCAGTTCCTAAAGAAGGTTTTTTTAAATCTTTAATTAGTTCAGCAAGCGCAGCAGAACCAAATAAAACACTTAACACTTCTAACACTTTAAATTATACGCCAGAACAACAACTATTACTATTTGGTGATCCTAATTATCTTAAGAATCAAAACATTAGTAGTTATCCATTTAAATCAATGGCAGAACTAGCAGCTGAAAATGCTAATTTAGAATTATTTCCAGCACCTTTAAATGTTTCAAACTTCCCTGCGAATACATTTGATGATCAAGTTAATTTTGCATTAAAACCACAACCAGCAAATAGATTAGAGGGACTACCAAGTTTAGGTTTTGATACTTCTTTTCGTGTTGCTAACGAACCAGATGTTCAACAAGAATTTTTACCAGATCAAAAAACAGGTATTGCAAAACTATTTGACTTCTTACAAAAATTTTCACCTACAAGAATAGGTTCAGAAATTTTAGCTCCTCTTTTAGATTTTAGTGACTCTCCAAACTATAGACCTGCAGGTATGGGTGTTTACGGATATACACCAGAACAATTAAATAGAATGAATGCATTAGGTGGATACTACTCAGAGCCTATGAGAGCATATAGAAGAAATACTAACCGAATATCTAAAATGTTAGAAAGAGCTGCAGCTGGTAAAAAAATTAGTCAAAAGAATTTACAGAACCTTATGAATCAAGCTGGTATGGGAGATGTTGATACTGGAGGTATGATTGATAGTATAAAAGCATCTAGTCAAACAGGTTACGGAGGATACGGTAGCCGTGAAGCTGCATCAGAAGCAGCTAGAGGTGGTGGTAGAGACTACAGCGATTCACCAGGTGCTATGGCTGGTGATATGGAATATGGTGAGGAGTAATGGCTAAAGTAACAAACTATATACCTGAACCAAAATCAGAATACGACGTAGAAAATCAAAGACAGATACTTGAATCTTTAACTACATTACAAAATCAACTTAACTTTTCTTTTCAACAAGATTTAAAAAATGAGCAGGACGCATTTAATTATTTCATGGCATGACAATACAATATAAAAATGCAATTAAATCTTTAGCAGATACCAATTTAAATACAGTATTAACTATATCTACAACTGCGGTAGCTATTATCAAAAGTGTTTATTTTACTAATTCTAGCACAGGTACTATTCTGTGTAATGCCTCTATGAGAGATAGCTCAGCGTCTTCTGATATAGAGTTTTTTAGAAAAAGCATGGGTGCTTCTTCACAAGAAAATGCTTCACCTCAAGGGTTGAATTTAGAAGAGGGAGATGCTATAAAAGCACAAGCAGCTACAGCAAGTAAAGTAACAGTTGTTGTTAGTTATGCTTTAATAACTAGAGAGAATGAAAATGGATAATCTAACAAAAATTGATTGTACAACTATAACAACATACAGAAATACAAAGACCGGAGAG